TCAATCTTTTTTATACTTGTTTGGAGTGAATTTTTGTTTTGCTAATTGTTTTGCCATGCGCATAGAGTTTTCTAGAGAAATACGAATCATTTCTTTTGTATGTTCGTCTATTGGTTCTCCGTCAAACATTAAAGCATCTTCGCTATTTTCTAAGTCTTTTAAAGTTTTTTCTAAGTCACGAGCGATATCACGAGTATCTTTTTTGTTTAAATCAGGAAGTGCATTAGACATCCTTGATTCATCTTCTCTTCCTAATAAATAATCTGTTGTTACTCCTAAAACATTCGCTAAATCTTTTAGCATTTCGTTTGAGGGAGTGCTATGACCATTCTCATAGTTACTAATGGTGCCTTTAGTGGTATTTACTTTATCGGCTAATCCTTGCTGAGTGAGCTTACGCGTTTTACGCATCTCTTTTAATCTTTGTCTCAACATTTTTAGCACCTCCCGTTAATAAAAAGTACAAAGATATTGTACCTTATAAAGATGGATTGTAAAAATTTGTACAAGAATCTTATACATATAATAAAAGTACAAAATACTTATACAAGGAGCGAGACAGTGATCAAAAATATCAAATTAATTAGAGCTAGGAAAAAAGTAAGTTAACCCAACAAAATCTTGCAAATAGAATGCAAGTTACAAAATCTACAATAAGTAATTGGGAAAATGGTTATAGTAATCCAAATCTTGAAAAGGCTATCAGATTAGCAACTATTCTTGGTCGTGATATAAAGGATTTAATTTGAGGTACAAGAGTACAAGAATCTTATACTTTAAGGTGGAAAGTAGGTGAGAAAATGCCATCAACTAACATGGCAGTACCAACAGAACCGTCGCATAAACATATAAAAAGCACTTCAAGAGGTGACACCATGAGCCAACAAGAAGAATATGCGGCGACTTATGAATTTGGAAAAACGAAAGTCCATGTTGTGGCTCCTGAGCCAAAATCACAAAAGGATATTGATAAAATCCGTCAAGCATATTACAAGGCTGGTTGGGCCATCATCAAAGAGATACAGGTAAAAGCAAACGTTGAGGAATAGTTCCTCTCTTTTTATAAGAAAAGTAGACAAGTTACATATGTACTAAGTTCATTGTAACCATTTGAAAACTAAATATGGAGGCGAACAGATATGGGAACAAGCATATACTGCAATTCAGCAATAGGGGAATTATTACAGAATGCTAGAGAATGTTGTGACAATGTTCAGCTGAAAACAAAGAAAGGGCTATCTAAGTACCTTGGTATTACACATGAAAGACTAACCCGTATTGAATCTGGACTTTCTAAACCAGAATTTGAACTTGCGATGGATTGGTGCCATGCAACAGGAGCAAAGTTAAATCAACAAGCGATTAAACATATTTATGGTGTTGGATTACCGCCTACAGATCCACGTTTAACTCAAGATGTAAATCTACAATTGATGAACTACATTAAGCAAGCTGAAGAGGGAATTGCGGCAGCTAAAGAAATTATGAATCTGCAAGTTACAACAAGGTCATGGAAGCATGATGAAAAAAAGAAACATGAATACGCAGTTCATGCAAAAGAAATCTTCGATACAATCCAAGCTACTCAATGTGTAGTACAAGCCCTTGAACAAGTTCATTTTGGCATTATGGAACAAATACAAAGAAGTTGGTTGCAAAAGGCTATGACGGAGAACGTTATTATTCAATCGGTGGATAGCTTAATGAATTTAACAAAGGTGCTGTAAAGGAGGAAGGAAAATGACAGTAGATTATAAGAAACCGAGTTTAAGAGAATACAAGGAATTAATTCGATATGATGCAAAACTAACGGGTGAAATTAAAATAGCAGAATTACTTAATGAAGATTCAAAAACAGTTGAATTAAAGCAAGAGAAGAAATTGTTGGGGATTCGAATCAAGATTATCGAAGCGTCATTTATTTTGAAACATAAATGGGCAAAAGAAAAAGCTACCGCCTAGACAACAGTAGCTGACAATATATTTTGCAAAATAATTATATCATTATATTAATTTTGGGGTAAATTAATGAACTTGTAGTTTCTTCCATTAAGTTTAATTTATACCGAAATAATAGATTTTTAATATTTTTATAAAAAATAGAAAAGTACTGTGCGTGTCGTTATGACCAGAAAGGAGATGTAATTTATGAATGATAAAAACAATCGTCTGCATGATTTAGTTCTTCCTGGGGATTTTTCATTTGCGAATAAACTTCGTAACTGTATGAGTGAATGTATTCATAACATGTTTAATGCAGAATCAACCGGAGAATCAAATCATTGGGAAGAAGAGCTGGAGCGATGTATAAGGGAATTTAAAATGCTTCGTGATACAAAAGAGGAACATGAGGCATCGATGAGTTATCGGGTAGTGATTAAAGATTTAAGAGCAAGAGGAGTTAAAGCTTCATTAGTAACACGTAGAAAATAAAAAAGATCTATCACTTGGCAGAGTGATAGACAAACGGTCTTGCAAAGATCTTAGGATTATTATATCAAATTAGCATTCGTATAACAACGGAGTGTGCTACATGCTTTTAGACAAATCGTTACATAGAGTGTTGCTGAACCCTAAAGTGTTTCAACAAGCGACATCAGAGCAACACCTAATTTACTTAGTAAAACAATATCTCAAAATAGGATACAAGAATTATCGCTTATTACGTGTAGAGGACGGATTCGCGATATGTAAACGGGAGGATGAATAATATGGCAGTTTATAGACCAGTACATGTTTCATTTTGGCAGGATTCATTTGTTTTAGATCTTACACCGGAGGAGAAGTATTTCTACTTATATTTGATGACAAACAGTAAGACGTCTCAATCAGGAATCTATGAGCTTCCACTTCGTATCATTGAAACTGATACAGGATATAATCGTGAAACTGTTATGAAGCTATTAGAACGTTTTGCTGAATACGGAAAAATTAACTACAACCAAAAAACAAAAGAGTTGTTCTTAATCAACTGGTTGAAATTCAACCCAATTAAAAATGTAAACATTGAAAAGTGTGTTTTAAAAGAGATTCAATCTGTGAAGGACCAGGATTTTTTAGTTGATTTCTATGAAACTTGCTTGCAATTAGAAAAAGAGCAAGATTTTAAAATTCCTCGTATTAAGGAGTATTTATCAGTCCGTTTGGAGGGGCTTATAAGGGGCTTCCAAGACCCTAGCAAGGAAGAAGAAAAAGAAAAAGAAGAAGAAAAAGAAAAAGAACAACAACAAGAAGAACGCGCAGGCGCGGAAGAAGTTGTTGAGGTTCATCCAATTTCTTTTTACGAGAAAAACTTCGGATTTATTACACCTTTTATCGCAGATGGTATTTATGCTTGGATAGATGATTTAAATACAGAGTTAGTTATTAAGGCTATGGAGATTGCTTTAGAGAAGAATACGAGAAACATGTCTTACGTAAATACGATTTTAAGAGATTGGCATCTTAAAGGCTTTAAAACAGTAACTGATGTTGAGGCAGCTGATAAAGCATTTCGTGCTCAGCGATTAACGAAAGCTCAGCAACAGACACAAACACCTTATCAACAAAAAGGCTTATCGGAATCTACTAAAAACGTAATACAGCAGCAACAAGCATGGGAGCAGAACATTCCAACAGAAGAAGAACTTGCAGTACTTAACCAACGGAATGCGTGGTTGGCCCAATGAGTAACGATATAATTCGTAACGTAGAAGCTGAACAAAGTGTTTTAGGTAGCATTATCCAAGAAGGTGATTTAATTAAAGATTGTCAGCTAAAAGCGAAGCAATTTTCCTTACCGACGCATCAAGTAATTTTCAAGGCGATGAGAGAATTAGAGGATGCTGAGGTTCCCGTAGATCTTGTTGCTCTCATTGGAAAATTCGATGAAAGCTTTATGCATCAAATTGGCGGAATCGAATTCTTTGTAAACCTGACAGAAGTTGTAACAACTACTAAGAACTTCTCGTATCACGAAGGTTTAGTGATTGAAGCTTGGAAAATGCGACATGCTCAAGAGGTTGCTGGTAACTTATATAATCGCCTTCAGCAAGATAGGGATATGAGTGCTATTAGTACATCAATTGATGAATTAAGCGCTATTGAAGAAACGGGTTACTCAGATGAATTTAACTTGAAAGATACGCTTGTTGATTTGTATAAGAACATGCAAATTGATGTAGGAGATTTAACCGGTATACCAACTGGTTATGACGACTTGAACAGAATGACAGCAGGGTTACAAGAAGGTGATTTAATCATTGTCGGTGCCCGTCCTTCAATGGGGAAAACAGCATTTGTATTAAACGTTGCTTTTCATGCAGCAAGTGCTCATACAGCAACAGGAATCTTCTCGCTTGAGATGGGGGAGGAGCAGTTACTTAAACGTATGATTTCAAGTACCGGAAATATAGATGCTACGAAATTAAAGAATCCTAAGAAGCTATGTAATTTAAAGGATTGGGAAAAGATTAGTCAAGCGATGGGATTAATTAATGATTTGCCATTAGAAATTTACGATAAAGCAAATGTAACGATGCAAGAGATTTATGCAAAGGCTAGGAAATTAAAGCGTAAGTACCCTGATAAAAAGGTTTTAATTGCAATTGATTATTTGCAGCTTATTGTAGGGAACCCAAAGCATAGAGGTAACCGCATGCAAGAAATCGGTGAGATTAGTCGTAAGTTAAAACTGATGGCAAGAGAATTAAATGTATGTGTAGTTGCATTATCACAGTTAAGTCGTGCTGTAGAAAGTAGACAAGATAAGAGACCATTGCTATCAGATTTACGTGAGAATGGTCAAATTGAGCAAGATGCGGATTTAATAGCATTCTTATACCGTGAGGATTACTATGACCGCGAGACAGAAAATAAAAACATAACGGAAATTATTTTAGCGAAACAGCGAAATGGTCCAGTTGGTGTTGTTGAATTAGCATTCATTAAAGAATTTAGTAAGTTTGTAAATTTAGAGAGAAAGTTCAATCATCAACAGGAGGCTTAATCATGTTGTTACGTGAGGAAGTAGAACGTAGAAAACTAATAATCATTCGTAAATTATTAGGATTAGGATTAACAGAAATTAACGGGCAAACATTAGATCAATTAACGTTAACGCAGCTCGAAGGGATTCTAATAGCAAGTTTGCAGGTTTTGGAGGGGAAGAACAATGCCAAAGCAATTAACAATTTTTGACGTGGAGCCAGTTGTATCATTTGATCCTAAGAAAGCTCATATTCACCGCTTAAATTCAAGATTACGGTATGCAGATGTGGTGGTGCAAATACCACATCAAGCCAAAGCGATAGATGAATTAAAACCAACGACAGCGCCTGATGAGCGGTATGAGTTGTTTGAAGATTACGTAATAGGGATTTGGCGTTACAAACGAGCGGAGGATAAACAATTTGCATGGGAAGAAGCTGAAGAAATGTGTAAGCGAGCAAGAGATGAAAAAAAGCCGATTCCAATTCGGCTTCATCTATCACTGGAACAATCATTTGTTCCGGAGAATGTTGTGCAATATCTATAGACAAATAAAAAAGCTGAGATCACTCTCAACTTACTTCGACAAAGTAATTATAACATACGGGAGTGATCTTGGTGGGAATTAGAAAAGAAAATCTTGTTGAAATGACAGCTGAAATAGATTTGAAAATAAACGGAATATATGTTGTTAAAAATGGTCAGGTCCAACTAATAGAACCACCTCAAGGTGGCTATGGGGAACAATCATTTGTATATCAAAGTGGAAAAGTAATTCGTATGGAAGAACGAAAAACACAGTTATTATAATCAAATTTGAATTTTATTAAAAAAGGAGAATGAGAGATGAATATGTATGTAGTCACATTAAGCCATTATACGGACGAAGCATACTTTGAAATAGAGTGTGTTTGTCCAACAAAGGAAATAGCAAAAGAACAAGTAGCTAAACTACAAAGGGAAAAAGACCCTGATCATAATGAATGGAAATATAGTTGGGACATTGTAAAAGTCATAAGCGAATAAAAGCGTTATTTTAATCGAAAAGGGAGAATTGGAGGAAATCAGATGTTAAATGACAACTGTGAACATGATTTTAGGGGATTCGATTACAGTAAACCATTGGAACGGTGGGTAAAGTATTGCCCTAAGTGCGGATTAATTAATGATGAACCAAGACCGATTAGTGACAGGTTACAAAGGGCAATTGCTACAAGAATTAAGAATGGCGATATTGTAAAAAAAGGGGAATAAGAGATGGACAAGCAAAAAAGGATTGAAATTGTGAATTTCCTTATTAAGTACATTGCAGATCACGAGAAATCTTTCTTTAGATCTAAACATAAGATAGGCGAGTTTAAGCATGATGGTAAAAATCTATGGTTCGTTGATGGATTTACAAATGTTGCAATGCGTATGACACGTAGTCCATATAAGAATAAAAAACAAACACGTAACTTCTCAAAAGGCGGAACGATGTGGGGATTGGTTAGGGATTTTACTGACTTTATATTTGGTAATGATGATTCAGATGGAGAAAATGGTTATGGTGGGTTGTACTGTTCTCATTGGGGTTGGCCAAAGGAAGAAATGAAAAAAATGCGTGAATACGCAAGGGAAATCGGATATCTAAAATCTTAATAAAATAGTTATTTTAATCAAAAAGAGCACCATTTGCCCTAAGGTGCTCTTCGACTAAGAACTATATTTTTTCTTTTTTATAGTCCGTATAAGTATATGTTGTTGCTAATAAATAGTGCGATAAAAGAAACGCATACTGTGCAAATCAAATTGTGAGTTAAGGAAAGAATATCACATACCAAATTGATAATAATGCAATCCATCCAATAGTAAGGGCTATGTATTTTAAAATTTTCATGAATGCTCCTTTTAGATATAGGATGGACCAAGCTAGAGAATGTTATTAATTTTTAAACAAAATTCTTATTTAATAAAAAACCTTGTACAAAAAATGTACAAGGTTATATAAAAATTATGTCTTGCGTACTCATTGCATTCTACGTTTATGGTATGTAAAACGTGACACATTGAAATATGTTAAAAGAGCAATTTTAAAAGTGCTCTCTGACCAAAACTGATATTGAAAAACGATACCCACGATATTATATGGATGTTTTTAGAAAGGTGTAATTTTAAAATAAAACCTTTCTTTTACACAACAAAGCAGCTAGTTAACAAAACTAACTGCTTGTTGTACAAAAGAAACGCTGCGCTTACAGAAATAGTTTGTAACTTTAAGTTACAAACATAGTATGAACAAGGTTGAAAACATTATGTAGAAATGAAAAAAAGAACACCATGCATAAGTGCTCTTTAAGATAGGAGGTAAATCTTATAAGCGGAACGTTTAGGTTAGAAGTATATGATGTAAAAAAGAAATTAGACCAAATTTTTATTATTGATTTCTTACTTGGAGAAAAGAGATAAAATGCTCTTAAACAAAGTTTAGATAGACAATCCAGCCCATAATTACAATATAAAATACCGCACAAAAGAAGATTAAAATGTATTTTAATGTCTTGTTCATATTAGTTCCGTCCTAAAAGAAGGTTATTTGGATTTTTATATGGTATGTAAAAAAGGTGCATTTATACAAGGGAAGAGAAGCTAAGCTAAAAAAGTAAAATAAAATTTTTATTTAAATAAAAGAGCGCTGATCAAGAGCACTCCTTATGTCTCATTATAACGAAAGTGACGAGCTCACATTATATAGAAAGGCAATATTATTGTATGCCAAAGTATGAGATTGGTGAATGGATTTAGATAAAATCGTTATTTTATTAAACAAAAATTGTGTATGTATAAGAAAAAGCTATGTTTTGTCTATTTAAATATATGCTTAGTTTATATAAATCGTAAGTATGTTTGAACAAAAGGGTTATTTATTTCAAATATAAAGAGCGCCATCCAAGGCGCTCACGGATAAAAACTAATATTGAAAAAGAATACCACATGATATCGTATGTATGCTTCTAAGGGGTGTGCGGATTTAAAATAAAATAGTCATTGGAATGAAATGAAGAGTAAACAACGGATTATTAATGAATATATAGTGAGTGGAGTCAAGGTTGAGGGGGCAGATTATGGTGATTTCAAATATGAAAAGAGAGCTAGAATGCTCTCTTTAATAGTTATTGAATTCGCCAGTAAACGAAAATCTTTAAATACATTAATATATTAAAAAATTTGTGAACATGAAGTGCAGGGTCCACCAGTAGGTTGGAATACAACATTATCAACAAAAGCTGTTGCGCCTTCTCCGCCCGTAGCTAAGTTTTGGAAACTAATACATGCTGTAGTTACATCAGCAGGTATACACACAACAAGGGTATAATGTTGGAAGCCAGCTTGTTGTTGATTTGCAACAGGTACAATGTGCGGAATGTTTAATGGTCCAAGTGTTGTAGGGTTAGGAGGACATCCTTGACCAAGTTCTGGAAACGATACAGAAGCAACAAGGAGTGCTCCGTCTCTTATATCCCCAGCAAAAGAAAGGGTAAAGCAACAACCTTCGCCCACATCAACAGATTGGGTCATAATTCCTCCAGGTCCAATAGAAACAGCTAAAGCACTCAAGGTTCCATTTGGAAGAAAACGACCGCTGTGCGCATTTGGAAATCCTACTTCTGAAACATTTCCCGTTACAATCCATCCTGGAACTGGAGTACCTGGTGTTGCAGGTTCATCAAATCCAGGGTTATCAAGAACATTCGTACATGGGCAACATGCCGTAGCAGCTGGTCCCGTAGGTCCTGTAACTCCTGTAGCCCCGGTTGGTCCAGTCGGCCCAGTTGGTCCAGTCGGCCCAGTTGGTCCAGTCGGCCCAGTTGGTCCAGTCGGTCCAGTCGGCCCGGTTGGTCCAACTTGAGGTGGGGGTACAGGGGGGAGAAAACACTCACATGGAATATGAAATTTCTTTTTAAATTCACTCATTTTTACACCATCCTTATCATTCACCCACTTACACACTACAACTTATGAATTGGTTAACAAACAAGTATAAGAAAAAGGCCCTTGAAAATTAAAATAAATAAAAAAATAAGCCCTTATGTCACAAATATAAACCCATTCCATAATATATAAGGAACATGGGTTCATTTCAAAAAGTTATTAATATATATAAGGGAGTCCGCTTCCTAAATCAATATCGTTGAACCTGTTGCTCCTGTTGCTTCTGTTGGTAAAGTGAATGACGAAGAATAGATAGGAGAGTTGAATCGATTAAACTTGATTCAACAGCAACTCCATGTAAAACAATATTTTCTTCATTCATACCTTTACCTTCTATGATTGCTCGCCATAGGAGGTAAAGGTTGCAAAAAGCAAATCATGAAGTTGGAATGTAATTATATGGAAGTGTAAAGATTGTTAAGGGGAATTAAAGAATGTATCGAAGTGAATGGAAAATGCAAGAAGAATTATACGATCATAGTAGTTAGATAATATACGATGGTGAATGGGTTGAAGTGGACAAGCAGTTTTATTTTATAAATTAAATAAAAATTTCATTTTGTGTAAAAAAACCCTAGTTCCCTAGGGTAATGGTATAACAGCCAAATATATTTTATCCTTTTATATCGTAACGTAATATTACGTTGAAAACATCAGGTAAATGAAACCAATTACAGAAAATAAGAGCAACTAGCAAAAGCTAACTGCTCTCCAGAAAAACATTAAGAAGGAAGTTCAGAACTCAAGTGTATTTATAGTATGGACATAATTTGAAGGTTTATTCAGAAAAAATTATAAAGAGCAACCACTCAGGTTGCTCTACAGATAGGAGATAACTCAGTGAACAAAATGAACACGTTAAAAATGTATGTAACAAATAGAAAAATAAGAACAAAAAAGCAGCTAGCAAAAGCTAACTGCCCTGGTGAATAAGAAGAACACAATGGTCATTCGTATTCAACCTTGGTGTACTTATATTGTTAACACTTTTTAGAAATTTATTCAATAAAAGAGCAGCTAGCAAGAGCTAACTGCTCGATTCTCGACCAAGAGAGCTAGAGTGGGAAGAATTTAAAGCTGACTTTTTAAAGTCGTATATAGTATCGGTGAAATTTAGAGATTTATTCGTGTAAAGCATAAAAAGAGCAGCTAGTAAAAGCTAGCTGCTAAGACTTCGGGTATGAAGGGCAATCAGAAAATGTATTATTATTAAAGTAAAATTGAATTTTATTCTAAGGAAGACTAACTGGATACAATTTGATCTTGATCGGCAACATCAGAATCAAATGTATTCGTTGCACTAACACCATTAAAATTATTAACGATAAAAGCGACATTGGAAGCGCCCGAGCCATTATAAGATTTTGTATTTTCTTTTGGAGAAACGTTATAAAAATCACCTAAGTTGAAAGAACCGTTACTGGTTTGTAAGACAAGGTTTCCAAGAATAGCTGGCATAGCTTTCACCTACTTTCTTAGGGAGTATTTAAATTAGTATATGGTGTATGTGTCTAGAGGTTCATTTAAGTTTGAAAATTCAAAGATATAGCTTGTGAAAAACTTAATAAAATAATCCTTTTCTAATAAAAGGTTACTAAAATATGAGAAAATGATATAATAATCCAAATTACACATTTAGTCCTACTGGAAGAACCAGCGGACACTGAACTATGAAGAGCATTATTGATATTGCTCTGTAGTTGGTGTCCGCTTTTTTGTTTTTATTAACAAAATATATAAGGAGTGTTTATATATATGACGCAATTAACTTTCTTACCTAAAATTGATCGCAAAGCAACTCAGGCTCGTTTAGAAGAGATTCTTGAAAATGTTCGTATTTATAGACAATTTGGGATGATTAGACATGAGATGAAGGTTACAGCATCTAGCGAGGTAAGATATCACGGTCCAACAAATATAGTAGGGAAGCCAGCTGAAGATATTGCTTTAGCAAATGTTGCTATGAGTGAAAGAGAAGTGAAATTACAACGTTTGTCTTTTCAAGTTGATAAGGCGTTAAGTCGTTTTAGTAAAAATCAAAGGGATATTATTGTAAAAAGATATTTAGAAGATGAAGAAGTCTTTGATTATTTGGTTTATAACGAAATTGGTATGAGTGAGCGTACGTATAGACGAAATAAATCTAATGCTTTTTATAAATTAGCTTTTGCTCTCAGATTAGAAGTATATGAGGCAGAAGAAAGTGGAGGTAATGAATAATGAATTTTGTTCAACCAATACGTGACCCAGAGCAAATACAGCAGTTAAAAGAGTATTTTAAGGAAAAGAGCTTACGTAATTACATTCTCTTCATTATGGGTATTAATACAGGATTGAGAATCTCGGACATTTTGAAATTGAAAGTAGGAGATGTCAAAGGTAGTCATATATCTATGCGGGAAAAGAAAACAGGGAAACAGAAGCGAATACAAATTACTGCAGCACTGAAAAGAGAGCTTAAATGGTTTATCGAAGAAAGGGAAGATAATGAGTACCTATTGAAAAGTAGACAAGGTAGAAATCGTCCAATCGGTCGTAGCATGGCATATAAGATATTAAGTGGAGCAGCGGCAAAGTTTGGATTAGATGAAATCGGAACGCATACCCTAAGAAAGACGTACGGGTACCATATGTACATGCAAACAAAAAACATAGCATTACTCATGGAGATATTCAATCACTCGTCAGAGAAGGTCACGTTACGTTATATAGGTGTTAACCAAGATGCAATGGATAAAGCAATGACTAGGTTTAAAATCTAATTATTGCTTATTTCTTTTTCATTAAAAGTTAAGCACCCCAAATCCCCTTAAAAAAGTTGTATTCGGAATATTGTAACAAAATAAAAAAAGACCCTACAAGAGAGTCTTTCATCAGCTAATATTAAGCTTTTTGAACATTAGTAGCTTGTAGGCCACGTTGTCCTTGTTCTACTTCAAACGTTACACTTTGTCCTTCGTCTAAAGATTTGTAACCGTCGATTTGGATAGCTGAGAAATGTACGAATACGTCTTCTCCACCTTCACGCTCGATGAATCCAAAACCTTTTTCTGCATTAAACCATTTTACTTTACCTTGTTCCATAATTGTTGCCTCCTAGTGTGGATACCCACACATATGTTACTACCCTTGCTCAAATACCTTAGACGAAAAACAAAATTTATTCTTAATCTCAAGCCAAACAAAAATAGGTCTTTCTTAAATTAACACACTTTCTAAAAAATAGCAAATTTCAAAAATAAGTCCTTATGGTAATGAAGTGACCCCTAAAAGTTAGACACGGTTATTTCATTAGGCAGCGTTTTGGGCGTGGGTTCGGTATTGTATCGGACTCATGCCTTTTAATTTCGCCTTAATTCTCTTATGATTATAGTAGGATATATATTTTGCTAGTTCTTGTTCAAAATGTTCCATATTCTTAAAATCTCTTCGATATAAAAATTCAGATTTCATAATACCAAAGAAATTTTCGATAACTGCGTTATCGTAACAGTTCCCTTTCCGTGACATACTTTGTGTAATACCACGTTTATGAAGAGAATCACGGTATTTTTTCATTTGATAGTGCCAACCTTGATCGGAATGAATAAGGAGGGACTCCTCATCTGTTAAGCGTTCAAAGGCTTGGTCTAACATATTAGAAACAAGGGCGTAGGTTGGTCTTGAACCAATTGTATATGTGATAATTTCACCATTAAACAAGTCCAACATTGGCGATACATATAATTTCTCTCCAAATAATTTAAACTCCGTAATATCCGTGACCCATTTTTCGTTTGGCCTTTCTGCTTTGAAATTGCGTTCTAAAATATTAGGGGCAATCTTTCCAACAGTTCCTTTATAAGAGCGATATTTCTTCATACGGACCAAACACTTTAATCCTAATTCTTTCATAATGCGTTGTACCTTTTTGTGATTTATTTTATGTCCACGATTAGTAAGTTCATCACGAATACGGCGATAACCATAACGACCTTCATGTTCATGATAAACAGCTTGAATTAATACTTTCAAATCTGCATCTGGATCCGGACGTTTAGCATTTTTCAACCAATAATAATATGTGCTACGTGGAATATTGGCAAGCAATAAAAGTCGCTGTACCGGAAATTGATGCCTTAATTCATAAACTACTTGCGCTTTGTCTTTTTTTGTGACTTCTGTTTGTTTTGAACTAAGGCATTCAACTTTTTTAAATACGCGTTCTCCATACGTAACCTTTCTAACTCCTCTTGGAGTTCTTCAATGGAGCCTTCAACTGGTGATTGCTTTTTCACTATTTTGTGATTTTTATTATTCATAGACGGATGCCTCTTTTCTTTAAGTTGTAGGGCATCCAATCCTTCTGTTTCATAAGCTACTTTCCATTTACGAACCGTTTCATAAGATGGAATATTAAAAATTGCCGCTGTTTCCCTGATAGACGTCCTATTTTCAATCATATAGTTAAGTACGTCTAGTTTAAATTGCGTAGAGTAGGATGTATAGCGTTTTTCAAAAGCTTTTTCACCGAAATATTCATATCGGCTAATCCAGTGATAAAATACCCGCTGATCCACGCCTATAGATTTAGCAATACTTGTCCCGCCTTCCGGGCCTTCTAAATATCGTCTTACTGCTTGTATTTTTTCTTTTGAAGAAAATTTAGCCATAAAAAAACTGCACCTCCAATTGTTAGTCGTGTCTAACGATTGGGGTGCAGTTCATAATTAGCTACTAATAGTTGTTGCTGAAGAAAAAGTCACTATGATAGTCATCACAGCAAGAAATTGCCAAAGGATCTCAACAATATCATTGGTTTGATTTTTTTTAGACATTCAACAACTGATAAAATTAGCTATTTTCGAACTGAATTTTACTTCTGGTAACGAGAATTATGGTGCGACAAGAAGTCGCATTCCCACAGGGTAGCTTCTGCTACTAGATTAGATGCAAAGTCTATCTCCATCCGAAACTGCGGACTTGGTAACCGGCTCGTGGGTTGCATGAGGAAATGTGGAAACAGAGAGTCTGTACATGACTCGGAATACCGCTAGGAGAAGACAGGTACGGTGAACGAGAGTGAAGGCTCGTAAGCTTCGTAATCGTTAGCTTGGGATAATGTACAGCTCTACCCAGGTCTTGATAAGAGGAAAGGCATTCTCATAATACTGCCGCGTTGCATCCCGCAACTTATCCGGAGTAAAGAGTCCACCTAACCCTGTCGTATCTGTGGAATGTGAAACTTGGTAAGCCCTATGTCATCTGCGCAAGCAGTAGGATGACTGTAAAGTCAAACGATGTGGCAGAGGGTAAAGGATATAAGAGAAAGCAAAAGCCGCTAGCCGAAAGGAAACAGGAAAGCATAGAAATATGTATAACTGAGCGGATATTGTCGTCCTTACGGACAAACCCATGACAAGCCTGAAAGGGAGCCCACTTCTTATAGGTCTTCAACATGGAAATACATTTGTAAGTTATCTTCTGACGAATAGGAGCGTGCAGTTATGAACACCTCAGAACGAGCGTCGGCGCACGTCTCGTATACAAACTGGAACACAGTGGACTGGAAAGCAGTTCAGATGTATGTGACGAAGTTACGACAAAGAATTTACCGTGCCGAACAGTTACAGCAACAAAGAAAGGTAAGAAAACTTCAACGCTTACTCATGAGAAGCGAAGCAAACTTACTGTTATCAATTAGACGAGTAACACAGCAGAATAAAGGAAAGCGAACAGCAGGTGTTGATGAACATACAGCCTTGAGTCGCAGAGAAAGAAATCTTCTCTATGAGCAACTCAAAAAGTTAAATACGCTACAACACCGACCAAAACCAGCAAAACGTATATACATTGTGAAGAAAAACGGAAAATTGCGACCGTTGGGCATCCCAACTATAAAGGATAGGGTATATCAAAATATAGTGCGAAATGCCCTTGAACCACAGTGGGAAGCCAGATTTGAAGCTATTTCTTACGGGTTTCGTCCTAAGCGAAGTACCCATGATGCCATACGAAGCATTTTCAATAGAATCAACGGGGGCACAAAGAAGAAATGGATATTTGAAGGAGATTTTCAGGGCTGTTTTGATCATCTCAACCATGAGTGGATACTCAAACAAACTTCTTACTTCCCAGGAAGAAAACTATTGAAGCGATGGCTCAAGATGGGATACATGGAGCAAAGCTTTTTCGCGGAAACGCAAGAAGGTACTCCGCAAGGAGGAATTATTTCGCCACTTCTCGCTAACATTGCCCTTCATGGAATGGAAGAAACCTTGGGAATTACTTACAAGAAAAACTATAAAGCTAATGATAGTTATATTATGAATCCTGCTTGCAAATTTACCCTTATCCGTTACGCAGATGATTTTGTGGTCTTAACGGAGACAAAAGAACAAGCACTCTCTGTATATATGAGACTTCGTCCCTACTTAAAGGACAGGGGATTGGAATTAAGCCCTGAAAAGACGAAGGTTACACATATTGAGGAAGGATTTGAGTTCCTAGGATTCTTGATTCGGCAGTACCAAACTGAACAGGGAAATAAACTGTTCATCAAACCAAGTAAGGGCAGTAGACAGAAAGCGAAGAAGAAAATTGGAGATACTTTACGTGTCATGAGGGGTCAACCCATCGGAGAAATCATCCGAGTGCTTAATCCTATTATCAGAGGATACGGGCAATACTGGATACATGTCGTTTCTAAGAAAATCTTTGGTACAATGGATAGCTATATCTATTGGAGAATCGGCAAACATCTTCGACAGCTCCATCCAAAGAAGTCGTGGAAATGGATATATGCAAGATATTACAGGCATCCACATCATGGTGGAAATGCTTGGACACCAACCTGCCCGAAAACAAATATCCAACTCTTACATATGTCATGGATTAAGATTGAGAGACACAACATGGTGAAATTCAAAAATAGTCCTGATGACCCAACATTGAAAGAATACTGGGAAAAAAGAGACCGTAAGGTATTTGATACGGAAAACACGATGGATAGAATGAAGCTGGCTAGAAAACAAGGTTACCGCTGCGCTATCTGCAAAACTCCACTACAAAACGGGGAAAAGGTAGTCGTAAAAGACATGCCTGTTCCGCAACACCTCATATTGTCTAATTTAAACTTAAAATTAGTTCACTTACCTTGCCTATACTAAAGGGACTGAAATCGGATAAAAAGAAGGCTTGAGCCGTATGATGGGAAACTGTCACGTACGGTTCTGAGGGGAGTTGGGGGCAGCGATGCCCCCGCTTACCCGACTAAATAAGCTGTCCATATGGGCAGCTTATTTTATTTTTTTTGCTTAGCGTAGGTTATTTTGCAAAATGCTGGTGGTATCTCCATACAGTTACTCATAATTTTCGTACTGTGTAACTCAAAAGACAAAGTTAAATGAAATCAATGATACTAAGGGATTTCACGATAGGGTCAGTTACACACAATATAAGATATGGGTAAGTGGTAGTATCAAGGAATTGAATGGTGTATATACATAAATATAAAATGTAAGGGGGAGGTAATGGTGATTCATGTTAAATGAAGAACTATTAGAAGTAGTAATTAGATACAAAAGGAATACTGGAAAAAATCCAGATGTGTTAAAGCTAAATCCAACTTATTTTAGAAATATTTTAGAAGAATTGAATTATCCAAAGTGGATTATTAAAAAGAAAATGACAGAAATGAAAAAGAGTATATTTGGTGTACCAGTGGAATTAACAGATGCAGTGGAAAAATTTGAACTATGAAAAGGGTGGCAGAGTCGTGACCGCTTTTTGGCAGGAAATGTGTCGGTTATTTTGGAATTAACGTGTTATATTTGTATTGTGGGAAGTGGCGGGAAACACAACTCACTATGTTGTTTCTAAAATTCTAAACGGTTCGTAATGATGGCACATAAAATCCGAAACCAGCAGATGGTAACGATTGAATGATACCGTTATTAAGGAGAGCTTTTGCTCTTCTTCCAGCTACTTAATAATGTTGGTGCAGAGAAACGTAACAACATTAGGTGGTTGGAAGAAGAATAAAACTTCAATTACCGTAGTTAAAGTACAAATTAATACTTAATGAAAAAAGCATCCGAATGGGTGCTTTTTATTTTGGAGGAGGATGAATGATGGATTTAACATTAGAAGGTTTAGAAAAGTGTTTTAATGAAGCAGTGGATGGAGGGGCGGAGTATGTTGCTGTTGTAATTGAAGTGACCGGATTCCTAAGTGATTATTAATAGTAAGCATAATATCGCTGCAGAATTAGAGTATTATAAGAAAACATATAATGATGATTTAGAACATAGATATGCTTCAGGTATTCGTATTATAGGATTTGTACATGGATATTCATTTTCAGGAATTCAACGTGATTTAGGATTATCAGTGGAATAATGATTAAACCAGTAGCAATTATCGTAGGCGCTGCCGTGATCGGTTTAGCGTCTTATTTATTGTTAAGTAAAGATAGGTAGAAAATATAGACTAGTAAACAAGCTGTTTTTGACTTTTAAACATAGAATATGATGAAGTTCTATTTTTAAGAGGAGGTAATCAGATTCATGGGATGTAATGGTAATTTCAGACATTTTCGAGATTGTGATAGATTTTGGGATGATTTAATGTTCTGTAGACGCAGACGTAGGGATTTTGACGATTGTCGTTGCAGACGTGATCGTGACTGCGATTGTGATGAATGTCGTCGCAGACGTAATCAGCATCATGACTGTGATCATGATAAGCGTCGAGATTGGTAAATTCCTTTGGAAGAGTGCTTTGAAGAAAAGCACTCTTTTTTTGTTCAAGAATTTTCTGGTCCTATTTGTTAAGGGATGATAAGGGGTAAGGGTAATGTGTGAGTATAAGTATCAAGTGTTAGGGAGTGAAACGCAAACATTCTTTGCTGATGGTGGGCAAGTAGCTATTGATGTATCTGCTACATTCTTTTATGAAAAGTGTCTTGATATTCAATATCGTGAGGAAAGAATTAATCCAGGAGTGATTGAAGTCAATGACTAGACATTACTTAATCAATACATTAGTTAATTGGCGTGAGAGTAATGAAAAATTCCATATGAATTACTCATTACAACATTTGAAGGATCATTTGCAAACGAGTGATGAAGAAGCTTTAGAAACATATCAAGAAGAACTCGTACCACTATTATCAATGGGTTATAACTGGTATGAATATAAACATCCGAAGTTACGTGAGTTATTAGGAGAATGGTAAGGAGTGAAGATAGATGAGTAAGGTTTCTAGATGTTGTTTAGTTTGTGACTATCAAATTAAAACGTATCATTCGCCAGAAGATGAATATCAAGAAGTAACTGTTTGTCCGAAATGTAATGGTGCTTTTGTAGATATGTTTAAGCTAGGGAAGTACAAACAATCTAACGAGAGTGTAGAACCCTTATTACAAATTGTACAATCAGGTATCAATGCTGTTCCTGTTGTGCTGTACAAAGGTAAAGAGATAAAGGGAAGAGTAAGGGTTAGCTTTGATTGGAAGACAAACTACAATCGTAGATCAGGTACTTACATTCACATCGAACATGTAGAAGATACCGAGGAACGTATTAACACAAAGATCATACAGCACAATCATCCTATTGTGGAAGAAGAAATGGAACTGATATATGCGGACGGAAGAATATAAAACCAAACAACAGAAGCGTAAGTTCTATGACAGTGGTGAGTGGAAGAGTATACGAGAGCAAGTAAAGAAGCGTGACAACTATGAATGCCAGGAATGTAAACGTAATGGTCGAGTACAAACAGACACGAATGAATACAGTGAGAGTGCAAAGCGTAAGAAGATACAATTAGTTGTCCATCATATAAAAGAACTAGAATATCATCCAGAACTTGCATTAGAAATGGACAATCTCGAAACAGTCTGTGTGGATTGCCACAATAAAGAACACGGTAGAACATTCAAAAAGAAACCGAATAAATGGGAAAACGATGAAAAGTGGTAAAAATGGTTCGATAATAATACCCCCCCTAAAAAAAAATCATCAAAAATTGCTCTAAGGGGCACCGGAGGAGGGGGTTAACTGTCAGTTTTTTTTCGATTTTACGCACGTAAGGGGGGTGGGTAGATGGCTGTTAGTATTGTGAGGTTAAAAGAACAGCTTATGAATAGTATTGATATTACAGATTTAGTCGAAGTTGAAAAGGTAGAAAGATATATTGATCTTGTAAAAGCATTTAGAAAAATAAATAAAACTATTAATAAAGAAGGCGAGTCCGTAACGATAAAAAAACGGTTCTCAAGTTTTTGTTAAAGCCCACCCTCTTATAAGTGAGAGGAATAAAATTAACAGTTCATTAATTGCTTTGGGAAGAGATATAAAACTTTCTCCTAAAGTTGGTGCTTCTAATTCGGGTTACAGTCCAAGTGATTTAGTATGATTAGGCAAAAATATGTAGATGAATACATTGAACTTTATAGAAGTGGTAAAGTAAAGTTCAACAATGAAAGAGAACTGTTAATTGAATACCTGGAAAAATACGTTTTAAACAGAGACGACTTGTATTTTGATGATGAAATGATTGAGAAGTGTATCCGCTTTGGTGAAAAGTGGTACTTTCCATTACAATCATTTCAAAAATTCTTAATAGCATTCGTCTTTTTATTTTATAAGAAAAATGGCCGTGTATTTTATCGTAAATTCTTGTGGATGCTTGGCCGTGGCGGCGGTAAAAATGGTTTAATGACAGTTATTCTTCACTTTTTAATAAGTGAATTACATGGAATTTCTGAATATAACATTTCCGTTGTTGCAAACAGTGAAGAGCAAGCAAAAACAAGCCCAGATGAAATTCATAAATGTATTAAAAGAAATGAAGTTTTACAGAGAGCTTTTAAAACAACATTAACACAAACCATTTCGAAATCGACTGGAAGTGTAGTGAAGTTTAGAACATCAAACGGAGACACAAAAGATGGTCTTCGCGATGGCGCTGTAATGTTTGATGAAGTCCATCAATATGAAAGCAATAAAGATGTCCGTGTTCACATCAGTGGTTTGGGAAAAAAGAAAAATCCGCGTGAGTTTTACATTGGTACAGATGGATATGTAAGAGATGGATTCTTAGATAAATTAAAAGAAAAGGCAATGAAAGTTTTAAATGGTGAAGCCCGTCCGAATGCGCTGTTCCCTTTCATCTGTAAATTAAATGATGAAAAAGAAGTTGATGACATCGATAATTGGGAAATGGCGAATCCAATGTTATCTCAGCCGTTTAACGCACTTGCTGTAGGTGGTGTGAATAATAATATAAAGCCAGCAGCAGACGGACAAACGTTTGATATAAGTACAGAAAAGGATGTAAAAGTTTTTTCTAATATAAGGGCGATGCAAGGAATTAATTTAGGCGGTGGTGGATTCCAACAATGGGGATATATTCGCTTTGTAGAAGGAAACTGAGGGTTAGGATTCTATGTTTGTAACTCAAATGGATGGCACTTTAATAGCTTGGGATAAAGAAGAAAGGAGTAATAGCATATGAATCAGAATCAAAATTCAGCTGTTGTACCTCCACAACCTGGGGATGTAACACCGTTTATGGGATATTTAGTAGAGCTGGAAAGATCTGAAGCTGGAATTTTTGTAAACATCCCTATTAATGTATTAAATAATGCAGGGCTTTCAAATGGCATGAATAAAGTGGAGGTATGGAGGGAACTTGATGGAACTATAAGCTTTAGAATCGCAACAAGATGCGAAATCTGTAAACGTGGAGCACGTCTATATGAACTAGATATGGGGTTTGCGAAGAAGCACATTTGCATGGATTGTTATACATCGCTTACTGGGAATTATCCATCACAACAACCACAAACTAATGAAAATACAACGCAAATAGAGCAGCCATAAGCTGGTCTTTTTTTATTGTCAAAAAAGGAGATGAGAACAGTGGAAGATGCAATTTTCAACTCAGTTATTCAACAAGGTGCATTTGCAGCGTTATTTGTGTGGATGCTATTTACTACACAAAAAAAGAATGAGCAGCGTGAAGAAAAGTATCAACAAGTAATTGATAGAAACCAACAAGTAATAGAAGAGCAGGCAAAGGCTTTTGGATCTATCTCTAAAGATGTAACAGAAATCAAACAAAAACTATTTGAAGGAGATGTTCAATAATGGGGTATATCGTCGATATTTCAAAATGGAATGGTAATATTAACTGGGATGTAGCAGCACTGCAATTAGACTTAGTAATTGCTAGGGTACAAGATGGTTCTAACGTAGTTGATCATATGTATCAAAGTTATGTTGGTGAAATGAAAAAACGTGGTGTTTCTTTTGGTAACTATGCGTTTTGTCGATTCGTTTCTGAAAATGATGCACGTGTAGAAGCTCGCGATTTTTGGAATCGTGGAGATAAAGATGCATTGTTCTGGGTAGCGGATGTGGAAGTGAAAACAATGGGGAATATGTTAGCTGGAACGTTAGCTTTTATTGATGAACTACGCCAGTTAGGTGCTAAAAAGGTTGGTCTATATGTTGGTCATCATACATATAAAGAGTTCCAGGCGGATAAAGTAAACGCTGATTTTGTATGGATTCCCCGATATGGTGGGAATAGACCAGCTTATCCATGTGATATCTGGCAATACACAGAGACAGGTAATGTACCTGGTATCGGTAAGTGTGATTTGAACCAATTGATTGGCAGTAAACCGTTAGCTTGGTTTACAGGAGAGGAACAAACAGAAAAATTTGTTGCTAATGGAGGCTATCAATACGTTAAATCTGGTGGATTTGGCATTTCACTGGTTCAGGAAGTCGTAAATGCTATGAATGAGCGTGGAACAAAAGGGAAGGTTGTCTCTGATCCATTAACTGGTTTAGCTTACTTACAAACTGAAGTACTACCTAATGGCGAGCTTGATAAGATTACAGCTTGGATGGATGAAAGAAACTGGTGGTACGAGTACATTAAAAAATAAACATTGAAAGCTATCCTGTTGGGTTGCTTCTTTTAATTTATATTTACTAATTCATCATATCTAAACTGAGTATTTAAACCGAAAGCATCCGTGCAATATAAAGAACACGATTTAAAAGGAAAAACTTACTACATTACGACTTTTAACGTCTATATTTCTATAAAATAAAAAAAGGCCAGCTTATAGGCTGGCTCTTTTTTATGGATGATATACTCCCTGAGCGTAATGATAAACTGTTTTTTCATTTGCTTTTGAAATCGGATTAGTTTTGTTAGGACCATTGTAATAACCAAGAGTCACAATATCGTAGTAGTGTGTTGATCTTGAAGCCCAGAAAGAATAATTCCCCTTACCACTAGGCATTTCCACTGAACCTTCAAATGCGCCATTTGCTCCTACAGTACATAAAATATCTTTTTTAGCAAAATTTAGTGCGCCATCGAAGTAAATGTAAAAAGTTGTACCAGCAGGTACTGCTTGTCCATTTGCGTCATATGCATATCCTTTGAATGTTGTGTTTTTATATGCATAAACTCGATACTTTTTACCTTGCCCATAGTCGATATACTCATTGTTTCCGATGTTAGTAATTTGCACTTTGTCGACAAGTGGCGTGTTTTCAGCTGCACTTGCATTATTGCTTGGTAAAATAAAGCCAAATACTACTAATCCAATTAGCATAAGTGAAGTTAAAATTTTCTTCATAATCACATCTCCTATAATGGTTTTTACACCCTAAATTTTACAGGGGTTAAATGTAAATTACAACATTTATATATATTGTATTAATATGCAATGTTGCATATTAATAATGAGGCCACATATAAATTACACAATAGCAAAGGGATACTATGTAACGGCAAGTGAAGTCTATGCATAGACTAAATATTTCATAGAAAAGAATAGTTTTATGAACAAAATTATTATCTGGTTCTATATGTAGATAATTATATATTGATTTTCATCTTTATAAATGTTAGGGTAAATATACACCGTTTCTTATTTATCTATGAGTACTGTCTGTAGAACGAATAGAATAATTTGAAAAAAATCCCCTTTTGCACCTATATGCAGAAGGGGATTTTAATATTTATGAGATTTAAAATTTACTTTTAGATAATGCTTTAAGTACTGGCTTTACAATTAAACCTATTAAACGAAAGCCTTTAAATATAGAGCGTACAACTTTCAAGGAATGTTCCTCCTAGTTGATATTAATAAATGTATCATTATATAAAAAATTTTCTTCCATATAAAATCACAGCGATTTAACAAAATATGATTTCTATATAAGTGTTCTATATTATGCTAGTGATATGTATGTGAATGTGCTTTAATTTAACGAAAAAGGCCATCTATTATGAAATGCACCCCAAATGTTAGATATAATTGGGGTGCACGTCTAATTCGTGAGGTATTTGAGTCGTAACTTTAAATAAGTCCATTTCAAACAAATTTTAAGCTAAAAAATTTGGTAAATCCTCTATCCATGCTTTGAAGCTGTCGCAATATTCTTCGAATTTCCCTTTATCACCATAGTAATAATACACCTTCGATTCTAACCTATGTAAGCAAAAATAATCTCCATTTCCAATACCATAGAATGGGAGCATATTTGAATCCCAATTACCATTACTCATTTCATAATTATATACCTCTTCTAGTGTATCATTTCCATTTGTTTTACCCTTTGAAATATTATAAATATCACCTGGAAATGACCAGAACGTCATCAACTCAATAAAATATTTAAATTCATTACTAAACGAGCAATTAAATTTATCACTTAATTCTTTCCATTCTTTATCTGTTGGCTTGTCTAATACCTCAGTTTCTCTTTCTAGAATATTTGATAATATAGACTCTACTTCATTATAATTCAT